GATCATGGAGCGCATGGCCGCGTTGGAATCCGAGGTTGCGGAAATCAAGCGCATCCTTTCCGAATTCGTCGCCAAGTTCTGACCATGCTGCAACCACAATACGCGGTTGTCGATTTCGAGACATTTGCGATTGGCCCCCGGCCCGGCGAGTACCCTCCGGTGCCGGTGGGCGTTGCTATCCGGTGGCCGAATGGGCGCAGCGAGTATCTTGCGTTCGGGCACCCGGCGGGCGACAACAATTGCACCAAAGAGGAAGCCGTGCGCGCTGTGCGGCTTGCGTACAACAACGAAGTCATCTTCCACAACGCGAAGTTCGACATGGAAGTGGCATGGCAGCACCTTGGCCTGCCGTTCCCGAAGAAATGGCACGACACCCTTCTACTCGCTTACCTGCAATCGCCGGACGAACCGACATTCGCGCTGAAGCCTATGGCGCAGAAGATGTGCGGCATGGCCCCCGATCAACGCGACGCCGTGCGCGATTGGATCATCAAGAATCTGCCGGGCGCGAACGCCAAGAATTTCGGCGCGTTCATCGCGTTCTGCCCGGTCCCGTTGGTCGGACCCTACGCGGTGGGCGACGTTGAACGGACGTGGGCGCTGTTCAACGTGCTGCACCCGCCCGTCATGGCGAATATGCCTGCGCCCTACGACCGGGAACGCCGGTTGCTGCCGCACCTTGTTGCGGCCGAGCGTCGCGGCATCCGTGTGGACCGTTTCTTGTTGATGACGTGGGAAAAGCAGTTGGTCGATGCGATTCCGGTGTGCGACCGGGAGATTCGCGCGGCGCTGAACGAACCGACGTTGAACCTTGATTCCGACGACGAGTTGGCGAACGCGTTGGAGAAAGAGGGGTTGGTGACGCATTGGGAAACGCCCGAGGGCATCCCGTTCCCGGCGGTGGGCAAGGTCGCGCCCGCAGCGTTGGCCGAAGTCAATCCGTTCGGCCCCGACATCGTGGAAGTCCTAGAGTCCAAGCCGCTCACCCGGTCCATGAGCAAGGACGCGTTGAAGCGTTGCTGCATCGACAAAGATTTGGTGCAGCAGTTGGCGTACCGCAATGCTGCCGCCACCATGTTGCGTATGTTCGTGCAGCCGTGGTTGCTGAAGTCGGCAACGGACGGACGCCTGCACACGCAATGGCATCAGGTGCGGGGGCAGGAGAAGAACGGAACCCGCACCGGGCGCATCGCCTCATCCGATCCCAACCTTGCGAACGTGCCCAACCCCAACGAAGTGCCGCCGCCGTTCGGCCTGCCACCGTTGCCGTCCCTGCGCCGTGCGTTGCTGCCCGAGGAAGGGTGCGTTTGGATTAGCGCGGACTATTCGCAGCAGGAATTACGCATCACCGCGCACTACGAAGCGGAGCAAATGCAGGAAGCCTACCGGCTGAATCCGAAACTTGATCTGCACGACTTCGCGCAAAAGATCATCAAGGAACGCACCGGCAAAGCCGTCCCGCGCAAGCACGTCAAGAACGTGGCCTTCGCGTCCATCTATGGGGCAGGGTTGCCGAAGTTGGCGCGCATGATGGGCATTACCGAAGTGGAAGCCGAGGAAGTGCGGGACGCCTACTTCGCCGCGCTGCCGGGATTGGCGAAGCTGATCGGGTCGGTGAAGCGACGGACGAAGGAACGCGGCTTCGTGGTGTCCCTAGGCGGGCGGCTGATGCCGGTGGAACCGCCCAAGGTGGTGAAGGGGAAGTACCGCACGTTCGACTACAAGCAGACGAACAAGCTGATCCAAGGCAGCGCGGCCGATATGACGAAGCAGGCCATCGTTGACTACTGCGAGCAGGGCGGCAGCGGGTACTTTCTGTCGCAGGTGTACGACGAAATCAACATCAGCGTGCCGGTGCAATGGGCGATGGCACAAGCCAAGGTTCTGCGCGATTGCATGGTGAACGCGCTGCCGTTGGACGTGCCGATTTTGGTGGACATCGAAGTGGGACCAATGTGGGGCGACTTAAAGGAAATCAAATGAATCCGATCCACCGTTGGAAGGGCTGCGCGTACACGCTGATCGACGTGGCGCTGATCGGCACCCTCGTCTATGCAATTTACAAACTTTTGGAGTGGATACTTTGAACCCTTTTAACCCGCCGCTACCGCCTAAGTCCGTAGTGGACCCGAGCGGCACGGTCATCAACGTCCCGCAGTACCCGCGCATCCGTGCGTGGAGTTACAGCGTCGTCAACCAGCACGCGAAGTGCCCGCAGGCGGTGAAGTTCCGCAAGATCGACCACCTGCCGGAACCGGACAGCGAAGTAATCGACCGGGGCAAGCGCATCCACGACGAACTGGCGCACCTTATCAAGACCGGCGAATTCCCCGAGGGCGCAATCATCCCGCACCGCGAGGAATGGCGTCGTCGTTTGGTGCATCTGCACGTCGCGGGGGCGCAGGCCGAATTGCAACACGCGTTCGACCGACAATGGAACACCGTGCCGTGGTTCGGCGCGAACGTGTGGGGGCGCGTGGTCATCGACGGATTGTTGGTCGCGGGCGGGCTTGCGTCCGTTCACGAACACAAGACCGGCAAGGTGTACCCGGAACACGAAAAGCAGGAACGCCTTTACGCGCTGTGCGCGTTCAAGATGTTACCGACCGTGGATCAAGTGCTAGTCCAATGCAATTACATCGACATCCCCGACAAAGCTGCGGACGTAAAATCATTCGACCGCAGCGTGGAGAACGACCTTGAAAAAGAATTCACCGACTTCTGCACCCCCTTGCTCACCGACGACATCTACCCTGCGGCGCCGGGAACGCATTGCCGCTGGTGTCACTTCCGCAAAAGCAACGCCGGGCCGTGTGCCTTCGGATGAAAAGCCTGCGGGGCGGCAGTTGCTTGAAAGCGACATACAGGCGCGCGTCATCGCGCGAGCGCGAGCGCGCGGCGTCTATGTGCGTAAGACGATTTGCGTTGGGCACACCGGGTTCCCTGATCTGTACCTACTGCGGGACGGTTTTCATGTCCTGTGGGAAATCAAGTCTGTTCGGGGAACTGTGCGGCCGATGCAGGCGCGTGAGCATCGCTTAATCAAGGACGCGGGCGGCAAGGTGTTCGTCACCTTCGGCCTGTGGGACGCTTACGAATTACTGGATGAACTATTCCCATGAAAACTTTTGTTCCCCATGACTACCAGATCGACGGCATCCAATTCCTGCTGACCACGGCGCACGCCGGGTTGGTGTGGAAGCCGGGGTTAGGCAAAACCGTGTCCGTCCTCACCATGCTCAAAATCCTCAAGGACAAGGGCGTGATGAAGCGGGCGCTGATCGTCGCACCCCGGCAGGTGGCGCAGAACGTATGGCCCGACGAAATCCGCAAGTGGGCGCACACCGCGCACATGACGCTCGACGTGCTGCACGGAAAGAACAAGGACGACATCCTCGCCCGCAGCAAGGCCGACATCTTGGTGGTGACACCGGAGGGGCTTGATTGGTTGGTGAACACGAACAAGATCACGCACGTTCGTCCGTTCGACAAGGTGGGGGCGAATATCCTCATCGTTGATGAGTCGTCCTACTTCCGGCACGGTACGTCGCTGCGGTTCAAAAACCTGCGGTCGGTGCTGCACGAATTTCAGCGGCGCATCATCCTCACCGGCACGCCCGCGCCGCGCGGTTACGAAGATTTGTTCACGCAAGCCTACGTCCTCGACATGGGCGGCGCGTTGGGCCGGTACATCACGCACTACCGCATGAAATACTTTGTGAACGTGGCGAAGCCCGGCAGCACTTACGGGGAATGGGTGCTGCGGCAGGGCGCGGCTGCGGAGATTAACGAAAAGCTGAAGCCGCTGATTCTGCACAGCGACGCGTTCGGCAAATTCCATATGCCGCAGTTGGTGCATCAGCAAGTATTCGTGGAATTGCCGCCCGCAGCACGCAAGCAGTACAACGAGTTTGAAAAGCACTTCTATCTCGCCCTTGCGTCGGGGGAGGAAATCACGTCACCGAATGCGGCGGCAAAAGGCAACAAGCTGCGCCAGATTGCGAACGGCTTTGCTTACGATGCCGCGCACAAGGGCGCGATGATTCACACGGAGAAAATCGAACGGCTCAACGACCTGATTACCGATTTGCAAGGCGAGCCTGCCCTCGTCCTGTACGAGTTCAACGAGGACAAGGACCGGATCATGGCGGCGGTCGCCGGGGCGGTGTGCCTGACGGACGCGGGCAAGGACACAGCCCGCGTGATTGCCGAGTTCAACGCAGGGAACATTCCCGTGTTGCTCGCACACCCCGCATCGGCCGGGCACGGGCTGAACCTGCAAGGTGCCGCGATGCACGTCATTTGGTACGGGCCGACGTGGAACCTTGAGCATGACGAGCAGGCGACGGCGCGCGTATGGCGTCAGGGGAACCCGGCGAGGCAAGTTTTCGTGCAT